CAAGCGTTACTCATGGGATGAGGCCACAACCTCTTGGGTCGAGGCATGAAGTTAATCAAACTAACTAACGCCGCCAAGGGGCGCATCGGTGAGGGTCTGATTATTAACACAGACCTGATTGCGTCAATCTTCCAGCACACACAAGAAGATGGCACAGAGGTTCGTGTTTGCTACGGTATGAACGGCAACTCTTGGGAGGTGTCAGAAGGGTTTGACGAGATTATGGACAAGATAGGTGCTTAATATGGCAACGATTGGCGAGGTCAAAGGGCAACTCAATACGCATGAGGCAGTATGCGCCGAGCGTTACCTTGGGATAAACGCCAGGCTCAAGCGGATTGAGCTCGGTCTAATCGGAGCAGCGACTGCCCTGATTGCCACAATGGGTTGGGCAATCAATCTACTGATTGGCCTGGTCGCAAAGCTGTGAAATTTTTAGGCAGGTTACTGGTCGCAGCTGGCCTGTGCCTACAACGCATTGGATACAGGCTCACCCGTGACAAAGCTACCTGACCCAGGGAACCCAGCAGATGTTGCCAGGCAGGCCCTGGGTGGCATCAAAGAGGCCATCAAGGTTGGCCGCGAGATCAAGCAGACCGGGGCCGAGGTCTCCAGCTTCCTCGATGAGGAGGCCCGAGCTCGCATAGCGTGGAAGCGAAAGCAGCTCCAGCTGCAACGCCGCGGTGACCTGGTCTTCATCGATGCCGCCAACGAGTACCGAGAAGTACGCAAGATCAGGGCAGCCGAGGAGGGGATGTACCAGGACGTTGAGAAAGAGTTTGGCAGAGCTGCGGTCACCGAGGTCAAGGCATTGATCACACAGATGCGAAAAGACAACAAGATGCTCGACCACGAATTCCAACGCCTGCGAGCTGAAGAGCGGCTGACTTGGATAATTATCTTTGCGCTGTCCGCAATCATCTACGCAACATTCAAGCTGATGGGTGCGTGGTGACAACCATTGCTGCAAATTTTTTGACAGGCGAGATGGCCGCCGACTCAATGGTCAGCTCCGATGACAGCTACTACCTGATAAACAAGCTGCGCCGGGGCAAGGGCTGTATCTACGGCGGTGCCGGTGACTTTGAAAAGCTGCTCAAGTTCTACCAGGTACTCGACCAGGGAGGTGACCTGGACTCAGACACAGACATCAGCATTCTGATGTTGAATGCACAGGGGCTGTGGGTGTACGAGAGCTCGATCATTCCCGTGCCAATCAAGAATTCGTTCTTTGCAATTGGGACAGGAGCTGGCTACGCAATGGGTGCCATGCACCTGGGCAAGAGCCCACGCGAGGCCGTAGAGATTGCGTGTCTATACGACACCAGCTCGCATGGTCCAATCGATGAGATGAAACTGGAGAGAATCCGTGGCACTAAAAAAAGTATCTGACGAGCAAGTAATTGCAGCGATGAAAAGATTTGGCAGCACCAAGCTAGCCGCCGAGCACGTTGGTATGGCTCCAAGGACTATGGCTTACCGTAAAGCTGCGATCCAGGAGAAGTACGGTATTGCATTGCCGGTATACGCAGCGATACAGGAAAGCCACCGTAACACCGTGATACCCGAGAACCGCCGAGTGATAGAGCATCGAGTAGACAATGGCCATGTATTCATTGCGAGCGATTGTCACTACTGGCCAGGCGAGGAGACCGTAGCCCATAAAGCTTTCGTCAAGCTGCTAACTGAGTTTAAAAGTAAGAGCCTGATCCTCAACGGGGACGTCTTCGATGGGGCTAGAATCAGCCGCCACGCCGCTCTGATGGGTACCGACCCACCAACCCCCAAGAAAGAAATAGAAGCCTGCCAGGATCGCCTAGACGAGATTGCAAACGCATCCAAGAACGCTACCAAGCTGTGGACGTATGGCAACCACGATGTTCGCCTGTTTAACTACATTGCAGCCAACGCACCGGAGCTCTCGGAGTTCAGCAATCTCTGGGATTACTTCCCCGGTTGGCATACTGGGTGGCGCATAGATATCAATAACTCGGTGGTTGTAAAACACAGGTGGGCTAATGGTCTGCACGCAAATTACAATAACACCCTCCGCTCTGGACGCAGCATCGTTACAGGACACCTACACCAACTAAAAGTAACACCGTGGTCTGACTACAATGGAAGAAGATACGGTGTAGATTCTGGCACGTTGGCCGAGCCATACGGCGATCAATTTGTGTATACAGAAATGAACCCGGTCAACTGGTGCTCTGGTTTCTGTGTGCTCACGTTTGAGAACGGCAAGCTACTGCCGCCAGAGCTCTGCGAGGTAATCGATGGCGTTGCCTACTTCCGTGGCCAGCGTGTATGAGCCCGTGGCTTATTATTTTTGTGGGATGTGTCTACGCCTACATTGGATTTGAACAAGGCACCAGGGGCAACCTAGCAATGGCCATTGTGTTTGTCGGTTACGCTTTCAGCAACATTGGTTTATATCTAGCAACGAAAGGATAACTATGCTACCAATCGCAGCTCTGCTCTCCATCGGAGAGAAGGTTCTTGATAAGGTTCTGCCAGACCCTGGCGCAAAGGCAGAGGCCCAGGCCAAGCTCATGGAGATGGCGCAGAAGGGCCAACTCGCGGAGCTGGAGTCTCACGTTAAGGAGATGGACTCAGCTCGCAAACGCGAGATCGAGATTGCCACCAGCGCAGCTGCTCCAATGCTTAACAAAATTGTTACACCGATCCTGGCACTCGGCACCGTGGGGCTCACGTTTATTTTGTTTGCCGTGATTATTTTTGTGGATGTTGATGCTAACTCCAAGGACATTCTAATCTACGTCCTGGGCGCACTAACCAGCGCGGTCACGATGGTGCTCGGCTACTACTTTGGATCGAGCGCAGGGAGTAAGGAAAAATCCCAGCAACTCGATGACATTCTGGACAAAAAGAAATGAACCTAACAGCTAACTTCACCCTTTCCGAGATGGTCAAGAGCGAGACCGCTTTGCGCCACGATATGGACAACACGCCAGGCGAGGCAGAGATTGCATCTCTGCGCCTGCTCTGCGAGAAGATACTCCAGCCGGTCCGCGAGCACTACGGCAAGGGTGTCAAAGTTAACTCGGGTTATCGGGCACCAGCAGTCAATCAAAAAGTCGGTGGTTCGCCGACCTCGGACCACTGCAAAGGGCAAGCCAGTGACATCGAGATACCAGGCGTGGCCAACGCAGACCTAGCCCTGCACATTGTGGATACCTACGAATTCACCCAGGTCATTCTAGAGTTCTACACGCCTGGTGTGCCTGATAGCGGGTGGGTCCACGTTAGTTATGACCCGGCAAACCTGAAGAGTCAGGTTCTAACAGCAACCAAGAAGGACGGGAAGACGGTCTATCTCCCCGGCCTTGTGGCTTAGTTCTTCTCAGCTGCGGCCATCTCTTTGAGAGGTGTCACAAACTTGGCCAGAGCTGCGGTGAGCTCCATGCGCTGCTCGACTGACAGCTTCTTGAGCAGCTCGGCGTTGGAGTTCCGTAGCTTGCCCAATCCATCGAGCCTGGCCTGAGCTGATGCCTTACCAGCTTTTGCGACCTTACCAACCAGCTCCAGGTAGGCAGCGACCCAGCTACCAGCGTTCTCGCAGGGTCTCGGTTCACCACCAGGTATCTGGAGATCCCAGGCAGTCTCGGTGGCCACGGACGGCTCCACCACCTCCACCTCTTCCACCTGTGGCTGATCCAACAATTCGGGTGGTGTTTGTAACTCCTCGGATGGTGTACTGGTGGCGGGAGGAGCAAGAGCATCCAGAGGATTAGAGGGCCGTGGCGGGGTTATGTCTTTCTCTCCCTGGCTCGGATAGTCCTGGGCCTCTTCAACGGTTATAAGGCCCTTTAAAACGTCTGGAAAGGCATCTCTCAGGGCAAAGCCTCGGGCTCGCATCTGCATCATGCGCTTGGGGTACGCCTGCCAGGGTCCGGTCTTGCCCCAGAGCCCAGCACGCTTGGCATCCTCGACTGAGAACTTCACGGTCACCGGCGTGCGTCCCTTGCGCTTGGCCACGCAGACAGCTACCGGGTTGGGGCTGCCCTCGCCCTCAAAGTATTCCTCGATGTTCTCGCAGACGGGGCTAGCCTGCACCAGGGCCATAGCTGCGTCACCGTAGACCGATGGCTTGCCGTTAATGCACGCAATGTTCTGAAGTGCCTGCAGCGGGGCCAGGCCCAGCTCGCGGCCCCATTGCACGGCCACTAGGACATCCTCTGGCTTGCCCTGGTATGCCTTGGGAACCATCTGGGACTTGGCCAACATATCCGAGAACCTCATGGCCTCATCTAGTGTGACAGGGGCAAAGCCCTGGTTACTTTGCACTACTTGCATTTTCTTTCTCCTCAATTGAATAGGTATCTATCGTAGTTAACATTACCGTGACCAGCGCATCGACTACATCCATTGCGCGGTCTCGATTCATAAAGCTGCCGGGTGTTCTGTTGGCAGCGTCAAAGCACAGAGCCTGCAGCTTCAGAGCTGCTTGCAGGCGTGCGTTCATAAGCTTTTGATCTGACGGGCTCATGTGTTCTTCTCCTTTAGTTTGGCTTCAGTTGCCTGAATCAACGAACCACCCCAATCACCAGTTAGCAGTTCGTCATAGTCCTCATCCGTCAGCCCAACCCATTCACGCTTTGGTGGTGCGGTGTAGAGTTTTGTCCAAGTGCCATCAGCCTCGTATGGGTCTGATGTAAGTGAACCGTCATTCCACATCCACGCCACAGGCTCTTGTTCAGGTGTGCAATAGTTAGGCTTACCACCGCAGTAAGATTTGACGGGCGGTTTCTCTTCGCGTAGGTCAGTCATTTCCGCACCTTGATTTTGAGTGTGGACTGACGCACCACACGGGCCTCTTTGGCTGGCGTGATCCGAGATGGCTGGGCCTCATAGTGCCGCATGGGCCAGTAGATCTCATGCTTGCTGGTTTGGCCATGCGTACTCTTGCCCAAAATTTCTTTGAGCTTTTTCTCGGCATCGTCAATGTCTTTCTCAGCTGCCTCGATTCTTTTCTTGGCATCGAGGATGCTGTGCGCCCAGTAGTCTTCCTCCTCGCCCAGGTACACCACCTCATCTTCCTCATTGCCCACCGGGAACATCCGACTAGCATCAGCTGAATCCTTGGGCGGGTACCAATCGATGACCTTGGTCTCGCGGTACTTCTGAAGCTTGGCCTCAAACTCGATCACAGCACGCGAGATCATGGCCAGCGTGGGCTCATGCCTGGCGAACAAAAAGATCCGCATCTTGGTCCCTTTGTAGAGCGTACACACAGCCCCCCAGCTCGCACCAAAGCAATCCATCTGTGCCTGCAGCTGCACCGGGCCACGATAGAGTGGTGGCGAATCCTCGACATCAGCTGCGGTCAGCTTGGCCTCCATGATGCCTACGCCATCGAGCTTGATGCTGGGCTGGCCCATGACGTAGATGCCCAGGTCCGGGTTGCTCTCGATCACCAGGCCGCGACCATCAGCTGTGCCATCGAGCGAGCACGCGAGCTTGAGTAGCTTGTGGTGGTAGGGTGCCTCATGGTCGAGCTCCAGGTTATCGAGGCCCAACCTCTCAGCTGCGCGAATCAAAATGCGGCCCTCAAATTCGTTGCCCCAGGTCATCGATTCGTTTGTGATGTCTTCTCTCTCCAGGCCATCGATGGCCCGTATGCAGGTCTGCAAGCTGTCGTTGGGCGTGGAGTAGTCAGAGATGCCCAGGATCGCAGGCAGCATCGATCCGCTGGCCTGATCGTCCGGTGTTACTTTTCCATATGCTTTCATTTTGTTTTCCCTTTTGCTTTGATTAATCGATAGCTCGCGTATCGCTTGCCGTTGCTGTAAATCATTGTTGTATGGATGTTGTGGCCAACCTCTCGCAGGTCCGCGATCCTCGCTGCCAGGCGAAAGCATTGGCACCCGGCCAACGCCGCGATTGGCGTAACGTGAACCCCGCGCTGCAGCTCCTCAAGAATCCACTTGCTCTGGTTCATGGCGTGAGCTCCTCAGATGAATGCAACGATTAAAAAGAGCGCGGCCAAAGCAACCGCGCCTGCTACCTTGAGCCAGGCTGGCTCATCGACCTCGGCTGGCTCCACCGGCAACATATCGCGCCAGCTCCTGGCGTGGTTCAGCCTGGGGTCGATCATGGGGTCATACTTTTTTCTCATATCTACTCTCCTCGGGGTTAAGCAGCTAGACGCTGCAATAGGTTTGATACCTGGGATGGTGACCAGGCGGTGCCGCCACGGGCGGTCTGCACGCTCTCGGCCTGGAGCTGCTTGGCAATCGCACGCAGGGATGCAGCAGGCATCTTGGCCACAATTGAGCGAACAATCGGTGCCACGGTGGCTGCGTACTCATCAGCCCTGGCGGCCATAACTGCGCCACCAGCTGCTGGGTTGGGTGAGCCCAGCTTCTCGCCACGGGCCTTTTTAGCTGCTAGAGCGTCTTTGGTACGCACGCTAATGAGCCTGCGCTCAAACTCGGCGAAGCCACCGAGCATATTGAGCATCAAGCGGCCCGTGGGCGATTCGTTGATCTCTGGCAGGTCGACAAAACGCACCTTGATGCCGCTGTTAACGATGTTGAGAATCTTCTCGGCATCACGGGCCAGGCGATCAAGCTTGGCCACAATTAAAGTGGCTTTGAATTTCTTGCAATCAGCTAAAGCTTTCTTTAACTCCGGGCGATCATTCTTGGCACCGGACTCAACCTCGATGTAGCTAACATCTGGCTCGGCACCGAGAAAGTTCCTGACCGACTCTTGCTGTGCCTCAAGGCCAAGGCCAGAGCGGCCCTGGCGGTCTGTTGATACACGGTAATAGGCAATGTATGTAGTCATTTTCAATCTCCATCTGTGGTAGTTGATGGACACAGATATCTGCGCCCAGAACGGATTTGAGCATATGAGATATCTGCCTGTCAACACCCTATTGCAAAAAAGATATCCACAGGTATATCCTTGGGGCTCTTTTGGAGGGGATATATGGCAACTACAGAATTCTCGGGGTTTTACTTTCGCCTGCGCCCACAGGCCAGGCACCTACTGGCAGCTGCTAGCAAGAAGCTGGGCAAGGATCGGACAGCTATCTTGCATGACCTCATCGAGACCCACCTGGCCCAGCACCTGGAGGTCGATGACCGGCTAAACGCATTGATGGCCAACATTCCGGTGGTGGATATCCCAGAGGTGAAGCCCTGATGGATGGCCGGGGCAAGAGGCGCAAGGGTGCGGTAGGCGAGCGCGAGCTAGCTGGCATTCTCTCCGAGCAGCTGGGGTTTGAGGTCAAGCGCAAGCTTGGCCAGGCCAGGGACGGTGGCCACGACATCGAGATTGGTAGGTTCTGCATCGAGGTCAAACGCCAGGAGCGGTTAGCAATCGAGGATTGGTGTAAGCAGGTGGAGCTCTCGGTTACCACCAGCTCA